TGCCCTTGGTAGTTCAGGGTGATGTTCGTACTGTGCATGGCGTACCCGTTGCCGGTCTGGTTAAATTCCGCCTGCATCTTGGTGTTGATCATCGCTTTCTGGTCACCCAGTTGCGCCTGAAGGTGTTCTACCGATTCCACCTGCGCCTTTTGCGTGCTGGAGATGGCCTGTTTGTTGGTGATCACATCCGCTGCGGTGTTGTCGAGGTTTGTCCGTATTTCAGTCAACCGCTGTGCGGTCGCCTCTTTATCTGTCACCCTGACCGCCCATAATTCGCTGATTTGCGCCTTGTTCTCCCCGTCACGCTGCATCAGTTCCCGTGATAATGTTTGCTGCATGCCTGTCAGCATCAGCGTGGATTCATTAATCCAGTCGATATCGGTTTTAATCCGCTTCCCGGCCTCCGCCGTCATAAACTGGTCACCTGCCGCCTGCACTATCCAGTTCGTATCATCGGAAGACTCCCCCCGGATAAAGTCCGTCCACGGGGACTGATTGCCGGATTTGTCCACCAGCCGGGCACGAAAGTAGAACGCCACCCCGGCCGCCAGTCCTTGCATTGTGTGCATGCGTTGGGGGTAGGGAATGTCCGCCAGTAACATCACACCTTCGCCGTCGTGGGTCTGGCTGTACTGAATTTCCGTTTTCAGGGTGTCGCTGGTGTTGGAGGCAAATCCCCAATCCAATTGGATACCGAAGAGTATCGGCGTGGTTTTAAAGCCCAAGGGAGCGGGCGGGTTACCCTGTTTGCCGGTGATATTCACCTCCCCCGACGAGGCAAACAAACTCGGGATATCAAAGGCGTTAATGGCCTTGATGCGCGCCTGATAGCGGCCTGAATAGGCGTTGGGGATTTCAAAGCCCAGCGACGCCGTGCGGGGGATCGCTATCCAGTTACCGCTGTCCCTGCGCCATTCCCCGACATAAGCGATCGCCCCTTCCGTCTCCGCCCATGAGATACGCACGGTAGTTGTAGAGATGCCTTGCTGAACAAAAGAAAATCCCTCAACCTTGACCGACGTTGGCGGTTGCTGAACACTGGCCGGAATAATGGAGATGGGCCGTTCATCAATTTGCGCCCCGGTGTCGATACGGGCATATTTGTCGGGATCGTGATGCAGCCCGGTGATTTCGAACGTGCCGTCGTTGTTATCCTTGATACCCACGACGCGATATTGCTGAATGAATAAATCATGCGCATCCACCGCCCAGCCCGCTTCCGGGACAGGCGACTCACTGTAAGTGGTCGTGACGGTCACCACATTGTCATTCACTGCCTGCACTGTCCGGCCTTCTGACCTGCCTGTCGGTAAGTTGACCAGCAAGCGGTCACCGGCCTTCACATCAGGGTGTCTGTCCAGCGTGATATTGCGTCCTTCCACCGACTGGATACGCCCCCCGATAACGCGCCCGGCCCTGTTTTTATGCGCCACGCCAATAATCAATCCGGGCATCGGAAGTTGCCCCTCCAGCCCCACACGGAATGAAACCATGCCATCCTGCGCGTTGGTCAGGAGCGCCCATTTTCCCCGACGCTGCGCCTCGCTCTGGCGGGTACAGCCAATGGCAGCAATATCGAGTTGGTTGATGCCGTAGCGCTGGATTAAATCATCGTCCGACACCACTTCCACTTCATCATTGTAATGGTTGTCCGGATTTGACCAGCTCACCATGGCCACCGTGCTCCGGTTGCGTTCGCTGCCGCCGCTGTAGACGAAATCACCGTTGATAACACTGGCCTGCGTGAAAATGTATTTAATGTCGTCCGACATATCAGCCATGGCAACGAACTGGTTAGCGCCCCAGTAGACCGAACCGCGAAATATTGCGCCAATGTCGGTCAGTACCTTATAGGCTTCTGCGCGGGACTGAATGTAAACATCGCAGGTAAAGCGCGGCTCCATGCCTCCGCCCCCTTTCCCGTCCGGGACAAGCTGGTCGCAATATTGCGCGACAGGGTACAGCGCGGTTTCATCGATTTGGGTCTTGTCGATTTTGTCACCCAGACCACACAAATCATTCAACAGGATATCGTACAGTACCCACGCCGGGTTATTGCTGTGCGCCCATTTAAAGGTGCCGTTCCAGATACCGCTGTAAGTCCGGTTAACCGGGTCGTAATTAGACGGCACACGAATAATGCGCCCCTTGGGTTTGCAGGAAATCAGGGGAACAGTGCCGTTGAACAACCGGGCATCGAATTCGACATACAGCAACGCGGTATTGGGGTAGCGTAATTTGGCGTCGATCACCTCCGTAAACGCCATGATATTCATTTTATCGATGATACGCTCACTGGTGCTGTTGGGGGTTTTCCTGACCACCCGCACCGTCCAGCCGGCTTTGGCATCCGGCAAATTGATGCGATAGGAACGTTCATACAACGTGGTCGTTTTGGCGTCGATGTGGGTATCAAAAATGGTTTGATAGCTGCCCTCATCCGTGGACAGCTCAATGGCATAATCGATGCGGTAGCCCACCGTATCATTGTTCTCTTTTAGCGACCTTAATGCCGGCCAACCAAGACGGACACGAACGGCAGACAGTTTGGTATTGGCGATATATTTCGTCCACGGTGTCCCGGCCTTGATTTCGGTATTCAGCCGGATTTCATTCTCAGCCGCCGGCATCCCCTTGATGTAGTCCTGATGCTGCGTACCAGGACGAAACTCAAAACTGACCCCATCAAAATTCAGAGTGCCGTTGTCACCCTGCAAGGGGGTGCCGTCCAAGTAGATGTCTTTTGCGGTGAGATGGTTAACAAATTCCCCTTCCCCCAGTGCCAGCAAGACCCGTGCCTTGGCATTGGACTGGATGTTATCAGGCATCTCGACGGGCGTCCGTCCGCCCCCGCCGCCACCTTTTGCACCGACTATACTGTGTCTGAACATCGCGCTTTACCCCCTTCGCTTCTCGGCTTGCCCATCGTCAAACGGTTTCCCTTTCACTGTCTCGCTGAAATTGTGCTTCCGTTGCTTCTCAATTTGCTCGGTCTGATACTGGTCTTCGGTGTAAACCCCGGCCGAGATAATCGCCCCGCCGATTTCACGCGAACCGTAGAGGATCGGCACGGGATTGCCCTGAACCGTGGTATTGACCGGACTGCCGAACGCATACGACGGTTTATTCTCCGGTGACTCGCGCATCCCCAAGCCCGGTGGCTGAGGGGCCAGCATCTGAGAGACGCCGCCCAGCATCATGCCAACCCCGGACATCACCATCGGTGCACCAATCGGGGTCGCCCATAATAGCGCCCCCGCCACCACCATCACTGCGCCTAAAATAGTCTGGAAGATGCCCGCTTTTTTACTGCCGATGATCACCGGCATGATATGGATATCCCGGTCACCCTTGGTCATGTCCAGTTCGTCTTTGTGGTAGCTTCTGCCGCCGACAATGACCGAAAAGGTCATTCCCTGCTTGTGGGCATTCAGCATGAAGGTTTCAAAGCCGGCCACCAGTTTGCTCATGGCGCGGATAGCGTGCGGGGCATCTCTGGCGGCATAGTTAAAGGTGGCACCGAATTTCGTGGCGAGGACGCCATGAAGCCGGATAGTGCGAAGTGAGGATTCTGTAGAAACCATATTAACCTCATAAAAAAACCCGCCGAAGCGGGTTGATATAAAATTAAATAATGCTTACTTGATATTTTCTTTATAGTAACTTAAAAATGACATTTTTTGAGATTCATTTAATTCAGAGGATAATCTATCTATTTCAGCTTGGAATGCATTTCTCGCAGACATAATAGATAAATTTTTAGCTTCAACCTCTGCCATTAGGTTGTTATATAATTTAGCCACATCCATTACCCTGTACTGGGCAACCATTCCTCCTTTTTCTAATAAGTTGGTAGATTGCATTTTTCTAATTGCATCCAGATATGCAGAATTTATTTCTGAATTACCTTTATCCCCAGATAATAAAGCTGTTTGAATTTTTAGCTCTTGTAATATTTTTTTCTGCGTGTCCAGTAATTCGTTGGCTCTACTTGCATATCGTATTATAAAGAAATTAATCGCAAGCCCAACAAGTGCAATGATAATTAAAATAAAAAAAGGTCCTAGCAATGAAAATCCAGAATCGTCATAACTGTTGTACATAAATATCCTCAATTGGTTTTATTTACAAAAAAAACAACATTATCATTCGAAAAACAAAAATAAAATCATTACTATTTATTATAACGTAATATAATAATAGTCCTGTCTTTCCAGTATCCGCCATAAGGGACTTTCTGGCTTAAATGCCCGTAAATATGATGCAGCAATAAATTCCCCGCCACTAAAATTCCGGCATGGTTAACCACATCTGCCTGAACCTGCATCAGCACGACATCGCCTTCCTGCGGATCACCGGTGACTTCAATAAAGCCCGCCTGTGCAAAATTATCCATATACAAATTCTCGCCTTGCTCCCACCACGGATAATTCACCCGATAATCCTGCAGTTCAATGCCGTATTGTTGGCGGTAATAGCTCATTACAAGACCGTAGCAATCATAAACGCCCAGCACAAACGGACGCCCCACCAAAGGCAGTTCACCACGCGGGTAAAGGGTTCTGACATCCCCTTCCGGGTAGCTCACGATATGCCACGGCAATTCGGTGAAATCGCATTGGGCTTCATCCAAATCACTGGGCAGGGTTGTGGCATCGGGGTGGCTGTGAACAATACCGGTAATGGTTCCCCACGTTGAGGCGTCAAGGTAATCATGGGGGTCTAATTGAAATTGTTCTGTGGGATTTGAGGCGAGGTTTTTACAGGGCAGGTACTTTTCTACGCGGCCTTTCTGGGCCACTACCCCACAACATTCATTGGGATAAGTTTGCTTGGCGTGCTCAAAGATGGCGGCCAATGTTTTTTCATGCATCACGACCTCCTGATAAGTGACGAGGCCGGGAATCCCCCAAAGGGCAACGGTTCATCCTCACCGTGCAGATACTTACAGGCTGTCACGGTGCCGGGGCAGCGATCTTTACTGGGGTCGTCCGTCGGGTTACCGTTGCTATCAATATATTTTGTCCCGGCGTAGTCACAACCTTTGCCAGTTCGATACCAACCCCGCGCACGCCATGTGCACACCCCGTGAATTTGCCGGGTAGGGATCATCAGGCCATCCAATGATGCCGGACTGGCCAGTTCAAAAACGACCGCCTTGTCTGTTTCGGAGGTTTTCCGGTTAATGTAAAACAAGTTCTGCCGCTCTTGTTGTGGATCTGCCGTCGGGTTTCCCTCGGCGAAGTTTCTGGCATCCAGATAGTGGGCGAGCGTATCGTGAATAATCACTTTCGCCTGCACCATATCCTCAAATTGCAGACAGAGCGCAGTGACCGTTCCCTCGATATTCGCTACCGATAAACGGGGGCGGGCGGCCTGCCCGTCCGTGGACATTTCCAGCCCCTCTATCTGGACAGGCCACGGTTTGTACTCATCCCCCTGCCACCAAAGGGATTTGGGTTGCGGCGGGTTGCCCGCTTTCTCTGCCGCCTCAATCTCTTCCTCGGTAATGGGCATGCCATACGCATGAAAACGGAGTACCTCAGCCCCGAATTTTGTCCCGCCAATCTCATAAAGCCGGACAGTATTCCCGGCATCCAGCTTCTGTACGTCAGCAGTCAGCATGGGGGTTTCCTCTAGGGCGCGTGCGCCTCAATGAATTCGGTTGAAAGGGAATAGGTTTTGTAATCAATGGCCTGATACTTATAGCTTTCGCACCGAAACAAGCCTTTTTTTGCCAACGGTGGTCGCCAGATAAAAGCCTTGTGGCCTTCATGTCGGTCAAGAAAGGCGATAATGTCAGCAATGTGTTTTTCATTGCCGATAAAATCCACGCTCCATTTCATCGACTTGGGATTAATCCCCGCGCCGGACACCTGTTCATAACCATCACCGAATTTCGCTTTTCGAAGGGCAAACTCGACATTTGAACTGGCATTCACGCGGGGCTGCCAGATAAAGGTTTCCATCATCGGCCTCCCCTTATCGCTTTGTTGATGACACCACCTTGCCGTAAGTCCTTGTCACGCTCTCTGAAATAAACCTGGGCGACCGCCTGACCAAATTCCCGCCCGAAAGCCTGTTTATCACTATTCGATGAGGTGCTTTCCGTTTTTCCGTCCGTGATGTAGACATTGATCTTGGTGCTACCCTTTCCATTGCCTTCCAGTTCCTTTGGCGTAATGACACGCACCCCCAGCGAACCATCTGCCCCGCGTGTCAATGGCATAATGGCTTCCGGCCCCGCTTCCCCCATCAATCCGGCTCCTTTCGCAAAGGCAAACACGGTCGGCTGGTTGACAATCTGCCCGCTGTACTGGCTCAGGCTGGGCGAGTTGTAAACACCACCTTTGGCATTCTTGACGAACAAAGAGGCAAACCCGGCCCCCATGCCACCCCCGCCCATGGACTCCAACCCTTTCATGATGGTGTTGGTGATCAAGGCCTGCGCCGCCATTTTGACCAGACTTTTCACCACATCCTGTGCCAGCGAGGCGAACATTTCGGACATGCCTTCCCGGAGGGATTTACTGCCCGTCAGCAGACCGGTCACCATGTTACCCATCCGTTCTTGGGTGGTTTCGAACATCGTCACCGCAAGTGACTGCAGGTCGCCCTGACTGGCAAATACCTGCTTGGCAGCCTCGATGCGCTTGGCGTCCGTGTCACGTTCTGCGGCAAGGATCAATTCATTTTTGCGCTGCACACCGATAACCTGTGTTTCGGCATAGGCTTCATACAGCGCTTTTTTGCGCGCCAGTTGATTGTCCAAATCCTGTATGGGATCAACCTCACCCAGCAACGCATCTTTGGCCGAAACGACATACTGTTGTTTGGCACTGGTGTTGCCCCTGACCTCCTCCTGCCAAATATCCTCCTTGCGACGATCGTACTCTTTCGGTGTTACCTGCTTACTTTTAAGCTGGCGCTCCAATTGTTCACGGGCTTTTTTCGCCGTCTCGGCGGTATTGCGGAAGGGATCGTTTGCAATGGCGTCCTGCAGGTCTTGGTATTTCTGCTTGGCTTCTTCCAGCGTTCTGTTAAGCCGGCGGATTTCGTTGTTTTGTGCCTCAGTAAAGTTTTTACCCGAGGACATGGAAGCCGCAAAGGCTTCGGCGGCGGTGTTGCCTTCCCTGTAGCGGATCGCTTCGGTTGCCAACTGTGTGTTCAATTCACTGACTTTGTTCCGATAATCTGCCTGTGCGCTTGCCGCTTCCCGTGCTGCCTTGGCTGCATCACTGGCAGCTTTGGCAGCAGCAGTCTGTGCTTCTCTTGCCTTTTCTCCATTGCGATAAGTAGCGACTACATTATTGAGGTATTTTTGATAGTTACTCTGATGTTCTAAGGTATTTAATCCCTGATCTTCAGCAGCGAACTCGGCCTGTTTTCTTATTTTATCTTCACCTTGAAGGGAAGAAAGCACCCGATCGCGTTCAGATTTATTAAGAAAATCCCTTTGCTTATCATCCAAAGGAGCCTGAGGCAGCATCAGCGGAATTTGAACATGTTGTTGGCGCCCTTCAAGTAAACTGTTCCCCACAGACATTAAGCGATTGAATTCGCTATGTGCAGCATTCATCATGAGTAAAGATTGATGAGCCGCCGCCTCTTCTGCTGTTTTTTGCTTGAGTAAGTCAATGCGTCTACGGTCGATTTCTGCTAACGTTTCCTGAATATCTGTAAGATGATTTTGTTGTTGCCCTAATCGCTCTTCTTCTGCGGAAAGTTGCAATAGTGCATCTTTCAGTTTTTGAGTCGCCTCTGTTCGAGACATGAGGTGATTAATCATATAATCACCTATCATTCCTCCCGGTTTTGCCAGTATTTCTTGGAGTCCAGCAATCTGATTTTTCAGAGAGTGTATTTTTTTCTCTTGCTCAGCGACTACTCGTTCCTGCTCCTTCGCGGCATTGATCGTTTCTGAGCTATTATCAGCTAGCTGAGGCGCTGACATTTTATCTATTTTCTGTCGTACCTCTTGAATGGTATTTCCATACTCCCGTGCTGACTGTCTGGCTTGCTCCTGATTCTGATACATCGTGTACCATGCGCCCGCGCCCATCAGTACTAGACCGGGAATGCCACCAATCAACCCCAAAGCCCCTCCCAGCAAACGAGAACCGGCTGAGGTCACGCCATTTAACCTATTCTGCGCAGCTTTTCGGGCTTCGATATTGCGATTGAGTTGCGCCTGAGCTTGTGTCAGTCGTTTTTCCGCCAGCGCTTGTTTATCCGTGTTTTGGGCAGATATCAAGGCTTGTTGCGCCCGATATACCGCCGCCCTTGCCCTTGCAGTCGCAACTTGCGTTCCCCTGACCTGCGCATCCGCCAGCGCCACTTCAGCACGATAAGCCTGAAACACTCCGCGAGCCGAACTAATCGCCCCATTTGCCATGTCACCAAAGACTCTGGCGGCACCAATAGCTGCCACAACACCTAAACCAGTCGCTATCGCGTCGATGTTTTTGGAAACTGTATCCAGTGTCCCTGACAACACCTTGGTGGTTGCAGTGGATTGGTTGACATCCCCCACCCATTGCATAAAGGCGTTCTGTACGCGTGCCATGGACTTTTCCACCGTCGCGCCCATCGAGCCGTATTCGTCCTGCAATTTCCCCAACTGACTCAATAAAGCCGGGATCACCTTGTCCATAGTCAACAGGCCGTCGTTTGCCATCCCCTTGAGCTGGGTTCGGGCAACGCCCATGCCGTCCGCCAGCGCCTGAATCAAGCGCCCGCCGTTTTCCGCCATGGCGTTGAATTCCTCGCCCCGCAACACCCCCGACGACATGGCTTGCGAGAACTGGATCAACACTGAACTGGATTCCGCCGCACTGGCGCCGGAAATTTTCAGCCCGGTGGCCAGTGTCTCGGTCATGTTGACGATGTCTTGCGAGGCATATTTAAGCGCCCGCATGGGGGCGGCAGAGCGGGCGAAGACGGTGGCGTTGGCCTCAAATGACGTCCCGGTCTTTTGGCTCATCTCCATCAGCAATCGCTGACTGTGGGTCAAGTCAGTCGTGGATTGGGTCGCCAGTTTCAGGCGGGCGTTGAGGTTTGTCCACTTGTCCGCCGTTTCCACCAGTTTACTGGTCGCGAAGATACCCGCAAACGACCCGGCCATGCCCAGTGCAGAGGCTTTTACGGAAACCAGTTGATTGTTCAGGTCACGCAGGGCAGCGGTACTGCCCCGGGCGGCGGCGGCCGCACTTCGGTTGCCATTTTCCATTACCCGGTGGTAATTTTCCCCCAAGCGGGCAGCCCGGGCAATTTCCGCCTGATACGAGCTGGAATTGGCCGAGATTTTGATAATCAGTTCACGCAGTTTTTTTGCCACAGTGTCACCTATGCGAGATCCGCAAAAAATTGTTCAAAGTCGTCCCGTGCCGCGTCGTCGGTATGTCCCCATTGCAGCAGTGCTTCATTCAGGCTGATTTTGACGCCCTGCGATTGATAGACAGCTGCCGCCACCTGTGCGGCCTGAATATCCCCCCGCCGGTCGCTGAGGGGGTTTTCGCGGTCGTAAGCCATCCACAGCATCAGCTCGCTGGCGCTTAAACTGCCCTGCAACTCGGCCACGGTTTTTCCCAGTCGCAGGGCGAGTGTCAGCAGAAAACCGGTCAATGGGGCGCTGACTTTTTTTCCGCCTCGTCACGGTCGGTCACCAGACTAAGTGCCTGATGCAACAAACGGGCATGCACGGGGCCATAGATGTTCATTACCTTGTCCATATCGTCGGGCGTGAAGACCGGATCGCCGTGTTCATCACACAACACATCAATAAACAACACGACATCAGCACGGGTATTGCGCAGTACCACCTCTTCGGTGGACCGCTTTTTGTCTTCCTCTGCCGGGCGGGTGATTTCATTCCAGCGTACCCATGCCCCCGCCGAGGGTTCACGTAAGGTCACGGTGGCGTTGTTCCACTCGGTCACGGTGACGGTTTTGGTGCGAAAGCCCAATTTCGGGGTCAGGGCCAATTGGCGAATATTCATGCGTGTTCTCCTTTTACGAGGTCAGTTTTGGTTTTTTTCGCCAGCGGCACCGGGCGGCCTTTCATGCGCAGGGTAAAGGTGGCATTGACGATGCCGTTGGCGGCGGCACTCCACGTTTCTTGCCTGACCTCCGCCAAGAAGGTGTAGCCATGGCCGCTGGGGAACTGAACCCGGAAGGCGTAGGCCTGATCGGTATTGTAGGCAAAACGTAAAATGTCCTGCCCTTTCTCTTCGGCCGTCCAGTGCCCGGACAGGGTAATTTCCGCCGGGGCGGCCAGCCCGTTAATCATCTCCTGTTCACGGGAGCCGAGCGTGGTCACTTCAATGTCGGACTTCTGCCCGCCCGTGTAGTTAATTTCTTTGACAGAGGTGTCAATCGGCACCCAGTTAATCAGGGCGCTGGTCGCGTCAGTGGCTGTATCAGCGGACACCGACAGCGACGTTTCAAGGGTGCGTTCAAACTTAGCCATGTTGTTTCTCCGGCTGGGTTGATTGATAAAGGGTTAGCGGGGTTGGGTATAGATTTTGCAGGTCAGGGAAGCGCGATAGAGTTCGGTATCTTCTTCGAAACTGTTCTCGTGCTCCACGTCAAACGGGGCCAACGGGTTGAGGGCATGGAGGGCGTCTTCCCCAATCTGCTCGGCACGCTCAAGGGTGGGCGCGTAAGCGTCAACCTGAATGCGGGTCATTTTCACGGCCGGGCCACTCAGTACATCGCGGGTCAGGCTGTACGTGGAAAACACGCACCACAGCGAGTCGGACTTTCTTTCAGTCAAGGGGATTAAGTAAGGAAACACCCGCCCGGGCAGCACCGGTTTCAGCAGTTTAAACAGGTCGCCGTCCTTCATTTTGCCAGCATCCTGTCAATGGCCTTCAGGGCGGCCGCAAAGACGGCCTCGGCGGCGTCATCGGCCTTGGCCTCAAAGGCCGGGTCAATGAAGGGTTTTGCCGCCATCTTGGAGGTGCCTTTCTCCAGAAAGCGCCAGTAATAGGCGTTTTTGGGGTCGTTTTTCTTCATCCCGGTATCACTGTTGGTGCCGGATGGATTCGTTCCCCGCACCGACACCCCGGCAGAAATGGTGCCGTCCCGCCCCATCCGGCGGTTGGTTGCCACGATGTTCTTGCGGAGTTTGCCCGTTCTGACCGGGGCACGGCTTCGGGTTTCGTCACGCAGGATCTTAGCCCCGGCATAGGTGCCTTGGCGCAACACCGTGTTGCTTTCGGCTTGGCTGAGTAGCGCCAAATCCCGTGACAGTGCTTTCAGTGCAGAAAAATCCACCGTCGTCATTGTTTCACTCCTTCCTGACAAAGCAGCTCTAACAGGGTTAATTTGTTGTCCGGCATCACCGCCTGAATGGCGTAAGCCTTGCCCTTGAAAATGATATTCATCGTGGTGTCGATATCCGGGCGATAGCGCACCCAGAACCGGACAACACTTTCCGACAGCACCGCCTGAGAGGCGACCCGTTCTCGACCGCTGATAAATTTGGCCTCCGCCCAGACCGTGGCCACGGTGTAATGTTCCTTGATGACGCTGCCCGCGTCCGTCTGGCGGCTGCGCGTGCCCTGGATCGTGATGCGATGGCGCAATCGGCCGATGTTCATGATTTCCCCCTGACAGGCCGGATACGGTAATCATTCAGCAACTCCTTAAACCCGTTGGCTAAGACATTCGGTTCGCGGTGTTCATACCAAAACCCCACCGCCAGCATTAAAGCCAGTTTAATCAGTGGGGTAATCAGCAAGCCGTCGGGATCGTCTTCCGGTACAGACTTTTCATAAAGGTGACGGTTAAGGTAGTTCTCGGCTTTTTCTTGGGCACTGGCGAGGTAGGTCAGCAACAGTTCATCGTCCTCGGTTTCGTCCACTTTGCACTGCAGTCGCAACTCCTCAATCGTGGGTAATGGCATGATTGACTCCTGAATAAGGCGGCACGCCGGCCGCCACGGGGGTTATGGCTTGCTGCTTCCTGCCGCCTTGAGCAGTTTCACGGCGTTGCTGTCCACCAGCAACGACCCTACGCGCTTGGTGGTGTAGAAGTGGATAAACGGCTTGTGGGTATACGGGTCACGCAGCATGCGCACACCCAGCCTGTCCAAAATGGTGTAACAGCGTTTGAAGTTACCGAACGCCACCGGTACGGCACCGGCACCCAAATCGGCAAATTGCTCATTCTCCGCAATACCGTAGCCCAGTAACGCAGACGGCTGGCCCAACTGCAGCCCCGGCTGCCACAGGTAATTGCCCTGACTGTCTTTCAGGGTGCGCACCTGAAACAACATGTTGTTGTTCATCATGAACTTCGCCCCGTTGCGGTACGGCTTGCGCAGGGTGTAGATCAATTGCATGATTTCGTCAGCGGTGACCTCGGTCGGCTTTTTCAGCAGCAAATGCTGCAGGGTGCCCCATTGGCGGGTTTTATCATCCGCGATGTCGCTGCCGTACGCCAGCAAGCCTTTCGGCTTTTTCTTGCCGTCGCCGTGGGTAAAGGCGCTTTCTTCCTGCTCGGCGAACTCCTGCGCCAGCTCTGACGTGATAAACGCCTCCACATCAAAGAACGCATCGTCCAGCATGGTCTGGGTGGCTGCCGGGTTACCGTAAATTTCCCCCCAAACCGGATCGATTTGCGCCAGTTTCGGCGTTTTGGTTTCCGGGCGTTCGTCGGTTTCCCCGACCCAGCCGCTGTTGGTGCCGCCCTGATTGACCAGCCGCTTGAAGTTGGGGCTGCCCACGGACACCACATTACACTCCGCGCGCATCACCACTTCATCTTTCAGCGCATTGATAATGTTGCGATCCAGCTCTTCCGGCACCGCATAGCCTCCTTCGGCATCGCCCGTGGTCTGCATGGCCTTTTGTTCCAGTTCGGCCAGCCCGTCGTCTTTTCCTTTGCGGATAAATTGCGCAAACGCGGTTTTATGCTCGTTCACCGCCTTGCTGTTGTTACCGCCTGCCGGGCGTTTCAGCCCCGCCAGCTCCTCTTCCAGGGCGGTTTTCAGGGTATCCAGCTCAGACAGCTTGCCGTTCAGGGTATCGACCTGCCCGGCCAGCTTGCCTTTTTCCGCCTCGATGGCGTTAATACGCTGGTCGTTTTTCTGTTTGAACTCGTCGAAGCGCTGCTGGATTTCCTGCGCGACTTGCTGGACGTCTTTGATTTCTACAGTCATGGAATAAACTCCGTGTTATTTAAAATTTAGGGATTTCAGTGCATTCAGTGCCGACACGGCCTCAGCGTCACGCAGAGACAATGCCCCGTAGCCCTCAGCCATGAATGCCTTGGCCTGAGCGCGGGAGAGTCCAACGTCGCGCAGGACGCGTTCGATACTTTTTTGTGCCGGGATGTCACCCCGGGCAAAGGCCGATTTCACCTCGCTCACCCGGGCCTCATCATTGGCGGGAAAGGTCACCAGACTCACTTCCCACAAATCGAGGTCTTTGAGTAAAAAAGCCCCTTTGTCCCGGTCGTATTCCCAATCTTTCAGCACATAGCCGATGGACAAACCGGACAGGGAGCCGGCCTTCATATGGGCGTGCGCCCGTTTTGCCAGTGGATCGTCATCAATCAGCAATCGCCCCTTGAGGTACAGCCCGGTCTCGTCTTCGTGCATTTCGGTGTAAATACCGATGGGTTCATCCCTTTGGTGCTGCCAGAGCAAGGCGGGCAAACTGCCCTTTTCGCCCCACTGCTTCAGGGTGTTGGCAAACGCGCCGGGCAACACAATATCGTCATAGCTGTCTTTCACCCCGAAGACCGACCCGTAGCCCTCGAACTCACCCGAGTCGCTGACGGATTTGATTTTCAGGGGGATATCAAGCCGTTGTTTGGTCATCATCGACATGCGGTGTTTTCTCCGTGGTGATATCGGGATCGGTGGTCATGTTCAGCGGGGTCAGGTAGATATCCCCGCCCTCGCGGGGGTTCAGTTCTTCCAACGCCCGGCATTCGTTCGGCGAGTAAATGCCCCAGTTAATGCCTTTGGCATACGCCTCAAGGCGGGATTTCATGTCCCCGCGCAACAAGGCACCGGTATTGAATTTGGCGTAGAACTGCCCCTGTTTGCTGCGTTTCACCAGCCCGGCATTGATGCGCTGTTCAATACGGGTCAGGTAAGGCACCAGCGAGTAATTGATAAACCCAATCCCCAGATTCTCAATGTTGTTAAAGGTGGCGCGGTCGGTGTTTTGCACCATGTGCAGCGGCACGCGATAAATCCGGCAGATTTCTTCCAGTTGAAACTTGCGGGTTTCCAGAAACTGCGCATCTTCGGCAGACAGGCTGATTTGCTTCCATTGCAGCCCCATTTCCAGAATCATCGGCTTGTGGGCATTGACCAGTCCCTGATGCCGGGCTTCAAAATCGGTTTTCAGGCGATCAAAGGCGTCATCCGTCAGGGATTGATCGGTTTGCAACACCCCGCTGGTGACCGCACCGTTACCGAACAACCGGGAGCCGTGCTCTTCGGTCGCCAGTCCCAACCCGATGGCCTGCCGGGCATAGGCGATCGGGCTTAACCCGGTCAGGCCATCCAGCGTAAAAATGCGCACATGCCAGAGTTCATCCTGTGTCAGCGTCCGGCTCTCGCCGTTCGGAAAGGTCACCTGATATTCAGGCTGCCAGTCGCTGTTCAGTTTGGGGGTCACACTGCCCGGGTCGAGGGGCAGCAGCTCCACCACTTCCCCCAGTGCCCTGACCTTGTAGGCGTAAAAGTTCCCCCTCAGGCATAAACTCGCGACCAATAACTCCCAGAATTCCTGCGGGGTCATATAGTTATTGGGTTTGACTGACAACAGCGTGTGCAACCGCTCCTTGACGGCCCGTTGGTTCCCCCGTGCCAGTTGTTCATACAACGCACACGGCAGCATGCCGACCGATTCCGCCAGTACGCGCACACAACTGAACACAGCGGTAAGCTGCATCGCCAATTGCGGGCTGACGCGCCGTCCGCTGTAGGTGTCATACGACAGGCCAATCAATTCACTTAAATCACGGGAGGTCATCGGGGCGGCAGATTTGCGAAACAGTCCGGGAAAGAACATCAGGCCTCCCTATCCGGTTGGTTGCCCAGCATGCGTGACACCAAATACGACCAGCCCAGACACAACAGGCCAGCCACGATAAACCCTGCTGCCGGCAGCAGCAGCCATGCCCCGTAAGACACAAGGCCGCCGCCTGCCAACCCGACCAGCAGGGCAATAATGATGAATATTTTCATGAAAAAACCTCAGAGGGCGCGCAGGCCGCGACTCGTCAACACGTCAGACAGACTTTCGGCCTGTTCCCCGCCATTGACCAACAAGCGGCTCAAACCGGTAAACAGGGCAACGGGGCCGTCAATCTTGGCTTCCGGCGTGGATTTGTTGGGAAAAATGTTGTCATTCCTGTCCGGTTTGACCGTGACATTGCTCATCATCCAGTTCATCACCGGATGGGCGTTGTGATGAAACTTACCACTGTAAACCAAGGCCTCCAGTGTCTTCATGGCTTCCGACAGGTTGCGTACGGTCTGGGCGACTTCCACCAAGGGGATCCCCTCTTCGGCCAAGGCCAGACTGAACTGCACCGCACTCCACGGATCAAAGCCGAGTTCTTTCAGGTTGTCGCCACTGAGCCAAATCTGTAACTCGTCCTTTATCTGGGCATGATCCACCACCTCCCCGTCAGTCAGCGTCAGCACCCCCCTGTCCGCCCACTTGCGATACAGTTCAGCCTGTTGCCGGGAGCACCGTTCCAGCCGGCCTTCCGGCAGCCAGAATTTACAGTCTGCATGGACATGGCCGTTATTCCCTTGCCACACCTTCACCGCCGCACAGATATCAATCTTGTTCGCCAAATCCACGCCCACCCACAGCGGGTAGGTTTTCAGTTCATGCGACGGGGGAAGCGGTTCGCATTCATCCCACTTGAGCATGTCCATCCACGCCGATTCGGCCGTGACCCACAGGTTCATGTGCTTGGTGAAAAAGTTGTGCCGGGCAGACACCTGCTCCTTGGCCTTTTTCGCCAACCGGCGCAGGTCATCCCAGCGTTTGCAGATACCCAGCCCGGGGTTGGCTTTCTGCCACACCGTTTCGTCAAAGGGGTCGTCTTCTTTATCCAGCGTATAAATCAGGCCGAAAAAGGTGTCGTCCTCCACTTGCCCGCGCAGCACCTTCACCGCGTAATCCCGCAGCTCGTAACAAATGCCTTCCTTATTGAAGCCCGCCGTGGTGATGCCGAACAGCAGGGATTGCAATCGCGCGCCCGTAGCGGTCTCCAATACATCCCACACGTCACGAGTTTTGTGGGCATGGAGTTCATCGACAATGCCGCAGTGGATATTGAGGCCGTCGAGGTTGTTGGCGTCACTGGACAGCGGCTCAAATTTGGAGGCGGACTGTTCCTGATAAATCGCCAGCTTGTTAAAGTCAAACAAGCGCCCCAATGTGGGTTTGGCTTGCTTGATCATGTTCTTGGCATCTTCAAACACAATGCGGGCCTGATCCCGGGTGGTGGCTGCCGAATAAACTTCGGCACCGCCCTCGCTGTCTGCCCCGGTCATGTACAACCCGATACCGGACGACAACGTGGATTTGGCATTCTTACGCGCCACCTCGTTATAAGCCGTGCGGAACCGGCGCACCATCACCGGGCGCCCGCTGCCGTCATTGCGCAGCACAATCTCCCCGGTGGCTTCATCCACCAATGGCCGGACAAAGCCAAAGAGATTGATGAGAATAAAGACGTGCCAGTCCATCAAATCGATGGGCTTGCCTGCCAGTGCGCCCTTGACGTGGGGCACAAATTTATAAAAGTTCAGGATATGCTGGGCGCGGGGTTCACTGAATGTGATGCCGCGTGTTTCACCGTGTTTCAAGTCCGCCAAGAAACGTTGACAGGCCAGCCGAACCAGTTCCCCCGCCACAATGTCACCGGCCACCACGCGCTCGGCGTAGCGAATACCGTCAATCACCTTAGCCATCATCAGTCTCTTGCTTGGAGGAACGCTTCCAGTGGATCGGCTTCATCCTCGCCGTTCCGGTTCACTTTTGACCGGGTGGAGGGGGTCATGCCGAACTCGCCGAGCATGGCGCGTAACCGTTTCCACGCATCAGCTTTCATGATGGCGGCAGGGTGAACCTTGATGAGTATTCCGCTGTCCGTCATGTTCTTGTAGGTGTGCCCCTCCAGCGCCAAGGTATCGCAGTGATGCCGGTATTCCACATACGCTTCAACCAGTAATTCCAGCGCCCGGGCATCCAGCTGCGTGAGGACACCGACAGCATCCAGTTCTTCCGCCATGCGCTTGAACCAGTACTTGCCCTGCTTATCAAAATACTTCGGGGTTGAGGGGATCCCTTTCGGGGGCTGCGGTTCGTTTTTATTGATCGGGCGTTTTGATGGGTTCCCCCTGACCAAACGCAAGTGGGTCGGGGTTTTAGGTGGCCCTGACATGATAGTTTTCTCCAATTGAATACCGCTTGGGGATCCCCCCAAAAAAGTTTTCTAACCTGCGGCGATCTGAAAAGAGGTTAGGCGGCGGTCCTTGAGGGCGAGAGTGGCAGGGATTTGACCTCCCCCTCCCCTTGCTACCGTAATCGTTCCGTCGCTGTCTTACGTCGATGGCAGGCAAAGCACAATAATTCCAAATTCGAGAGTGCATCCGTCCCGCCATGCGCTTTCGGTATGATGTGGTCGACGGTGGTGCCGGTGACTGCCCGACCTGCCCGTAGGCATTGCTGGCATAAGTGTTTGTCACGCTGCTTTACTTGTGCCCGTAACGTGTCCCACTTACTGCCATAGCCGCGCTCGTGTCGGCTCTTGCCTTGTTGGTGAGATTGCCAGCCGGTGTGCAGGTGTTCGGTACAGTAGCCGCTGCGGTCAGTGGTAGTCTTAGGACAGCCTTGCTTACGGCAGGCTCGGGGTATGCGTGCTGGCATAGCATCACCACACCGAGAACAAGCCGCCCAGTTTACTCTCGCGGGTAACGAACTGGCGCAGCTCTTCGCGGACTATCTGGCGGATGTGATCGTCATTGATTAACTCGGTTGTTTGGGCCGAACCGATGATTGCTGATTTCAGGTGAATCTTTCCGGCTATTCCATAAATCTTCTCTGCATTATCTAGAATAGTTTCAGCGCCCTTATCAGCGGCCAGTTTCATACCTGTATCATCATGTTGACCTTTGATGCGTTCCAGTAGCTCAACAATGTGCTCTAACTGTGATTCCAGTTGGTTTAATGTTTTGGTGTTGTAGTTGACACCAACGGTGATGTTGTATGTTGCTGTATCTATATTCTGTGACATGTTTTGTTCTCCATGGATTGCTACATGGCGATCACGACTCAATGAATCATGATGGCAATGCAGGCCGTCTCTCCGGCTGTCACACCACTTTTTCTGCCTACAGCGGATGTTGCTGATAATGACCTGTTGTTCTCAGGGGCATGGGTTATTTTTGATTCTGTCTGTACGCTCGATGGCAAGGAAACATGTCACAGCTAATACCGGCAGACGGCGATAACCCGACGCAGGGGGTGTCGACAAGATAAGCAAGAAAAATCAATAGCTTTACTCCTTTTGTCCACCCCATAAATCAACTATTGAGGAAATCCCTATAGTTGAAAATAAAAATGCCACCCGCCCGTGTGCGTTGGGTACGCGATGAGAACGGGGATGATGGCATGGGTTATTGCTTTAACCACTCAAGGGAATGGGTAAAGAAATATTGTGTTTAGTTTCAGAGCGTAACTAATAGTTAAGGTTTATTCGCTTGTTTTACGGTGAAGATGGGGGTATGGAATGTTGAAGATATATTTTTTGTTGGAGGTGCTTATGCCTGTTCCCAAGTTAGATGAAGTTTTTCGAGAGCTGAAAAACTATAAAAACCCCGATAATACGCCTGTGTTGCAAGAAATTACTCTCCCTAACAATGGAGTAAGAACGCTACTTATTAGTTTCGCTGATATAAATGTAAGAAAGAATTTCATAAAGAAAGTTAGACTATCGTCTTTCAGTGGAGGTAGGGGTACTAACACTCTCAGTGCTATTCTTCATCAGCTGGGGTTCGAACCTACCATTCCCGTTTTAAGGCCCCAACCACAGTTAGAATTCAGACTGACCGATCACGCTGGATATAATGTAACAATTAATTCATATCAAAACATAATACTGCCTAGTTTCACACAAGAAGAAAGTAACTACATCAATCGTTTTGCAGAAAGGTGGAGTAAAGGAAAGTACCAAAATGTCCGAGATAGTTTGAGTAATTACCAAAGCCCTGCGCCTTCTCCAACCTCTTCATTATTTTCAAGACAAGAAAGTCATTCAACACTACGTTCTCTGTTAAATAAAAGTCCATCCCCATCAAGAAGCCCTCAACCCAGTACCTCCGGCATACAACGATATTCACCAACTCAAGTCAGTAGGCCAACAAGAATTCAAAGATCGCAACAGAGTGTTAATACTACATACGATCCTTATGCGCGACCCCCAGGCGCTCCACGACCACTCTCTCGACCTCAAACGCGATATGAACCTCAATCATCAATCTATTCTCAGAGAAGTCCGACGTACAAGGAATGGTTTGATGAAGATGATGAATCTTGGATGTAAATGTAGTGGGCGGCTGTCAGATTAAGCCTGAATTACTACAGATAATAAGATACATCTCAAAACTCCCCCTCCCCCACCCCAGAATCATTTGCTCTGGGGTGGGGGGGTGTTCATGAATACTGTTCCTCAGCCCAGTTTTTCCAGTCAAAGTCACATTCACATTTACCAGCGCCATCCTGAAATTCAGCATCCAGACCACACGTCGGACAGCAAGGTACTTCAACTGTTATTTTTGTTCCTACTGGCCAGCGCTTAACGTCAAACGCAATTTTGTCTGCGGTGTCAGATTCCATATCACCGTCGCAATAAATTTCAATAAACGACTTGCGTTCATCACTGGCATAAACATCTACTCTTACTTCACCCCATGACGCTGTTTTGTACTTAATATCCCTAATCCTCATCATTATCTTCCCCCACACTCAGCCTTCACATAACCCTGCAAATACTTCAGTTTTGCCCGGTCGTTGATGATGCCTTCTCGGATATCGAGAACAGCTGATCCAGTTTCTCCAGGGAGTTCGACGGTGGTTGAAGTGACCACGCTGTCGGAGGGAGTGGTTTCACGCACAGGACAGGTGGCTTTGATGCGCAGCTTACGACGACCAGCGGCAACATCAGCCCGAAGAGTGTCGATTTCAGTCTTGGCATGGGCGAGTTCCTGTGTGTGAGTCTTGTCGAGTTCTGCAAGATGTTGGATGCGTTCTTGCTGCTGGTTTATCGCGATGAGCTGCTGGTCATGCTGTAACTTTAAGTTATCGTATGCTTCGGCCTTGTCCTGATACTCACTGTAATAGAACCAGAGCAGGCCAGCGACGACAGCAAAAGCACCAGCCGTGAAGTACTGACTGTTAAATTTCATATCAACCATAGACCCGTGAAATATCACTTATAAACTTCAATCACGAGTGACAAGCAAACTCACCATGAAGTTTATCCCTAGCGGCCATGACAACAATCTCAGCCAACTCAATATCGTCAAACAGACCAAGATAAATTTTTTTACCATCAGCCTGTATTTGAGCTTTCCATTTTTTGTTTTTTACTTCCCAATTAACACCTTTAATCCCGGATTTATTGTTGGTGCGCTTTCCTTTATTGACTGAGTTCTCGTAATGTGAAGCCAATCTTAGGTTTTGTATTTCATTATTGCTCCTGCACCTATCTATGTGGTCTATATTCATATTCGGCCACTCTCCATAATGCATAAACCAAGCAAGTCTGTGAGCCTTATAAGCCTTGCCTTTTATTTTTATTCGAATATATCCACTGCCGTCATCCCAACCAGCGACATCGCCAGCATGTACGCTGCTATTTACCTTTACCTTCCAAGTAAAAACCCCCATGGCAGGATCATAATTCAACAGCCTTTTTGCTTCTTCGAAAGTTAGCATTGCGTATTCCTATAAAAATAAGAGCCTGCTGACGTAGAAATATCGCCCCATGAGAGGTCGCCACCTGGCGATACTTCTCAGGCTCTATTTCTATAAGCTCATGGTTGGGTGTTGCGCACGTCAGTACGCAGATAAAAAGAAGCCCCGCAAATGCGAGGCTAGGGATTCAGAGCAAGTTAAATGCTTTTTCAAATACTTCATCTGGATATGGCTGTTGGCCGTTCTCGTGCCGGATAATAGATTTGGCTAGCGCAATCAGCGTCGGTTTATTGATATCGAGTATTTGATGTGGATCGACGTTCAGTGCTCCGGCAACCCCTTTGATATAGGCTGAAGTGTTGTTTTCCATATTTGGTGCCCAGCGGTTGATAATCTTAGACACGCTGTTATGTCCGCCTTTATGGTAATTGCACAACAACTTCATCAAAGCCCTAATTCCATGCTCTGCCGTCTCAAACCGACAGAATCGCTTTTCAATATTTGGGTCATGCGGTAATTGGCCTTGCCACTTATTCGCTGGGTTGTTATCAATATTGCCCGGATTGTTATTGCGAATGCCTCTGGTCATCAGATTATTCCCCGCTCTCTGTCAGCCCTTACAAGTAACTTGGTCAGCCGATAACGGTTTTCTAAATTGAAGTGATCCCAA